CCGCTGCTGCCGCTCCTTGTCTCGTTTTCCGCTTATGCCTCATGGGCTGTCGCGGTCCCGTTTGTCGCGCTCTACATCGCGCTGGCAGACCGCTTCTTCCCAGGCGTCAACGAGCAGGTCCGTTATTTTCTTGCCGACTTCTACAGAACCGGCATCCACTTTATGGTCACCGTCAGCGAGCTTTTCTCAGGGCCCATCATTCGTATGGGTTTTGGTCTCTTGTGCGCCGACGTCTCCAAGACTCTGATTCTTGCGACGGGTGCATACCTGTTCGCCAACCAGTACTTGGACGGTGTTATGGGCCACACATCCAACTGGACCAAGTTGGCGGTGACGGTGTTTTTTCTCTACACCCTCAACGGGCTCCGCAAGCGTGAAGAACAGCGTGCTCAGGCTATTCGCAATGCCATGCTCTGCGTCTTCGCTGTCGCTGCCGCGTTTGCAGTGGCGTGGGGTTGGAAAACTCAGCACCTTTTCGTCAAGCAGGGCGGTGATGCCGCGATGTTCGTTGCGGCTAAGCAGAAATCGACTTCGACCCGCCTGTCCGCCATATCTAATGTGTTCTACTTCTCCGTCTCGGCGGCTGTCATGTTCCTATACGGTGATGACGTCGATGGAATTCGGGCCGACCTCTCACGCTTAACGTTCATGGGCACTCTTAAGCGCACCTTCCACGACCTCTTCGTCGATATCGCCGGAGTTGCTCAACAGAGTGGCAAACCTCCAATCTGCGACTCAAAGCGCAACAAGCCACCGGCCGCTGCCGGGGGCGTTGACTCTGACTCACATGATTGCGGAGCCGATGTTCTCGACCTCCCAGTTGAGACGGAGATGAAAGTCTTCAAGAAGTCCAGCCCCGTTCCGCCACGGCCTGTTCCCTTGACGCTCGAGCAACGCGCCGAGGCCAGCAACCGCTATATCTCTCTTGAGTTAGCGTGTCTTGCTGATGTCGGGCTAGAAGACATCCTTGGCGGTGAGGATGATTACCCGTCACTCGTCCCTGTCGCCATGCCAGGCCCCGAGCGGTTCGACTTTCTCCTCAAGAATTTCATGCTCATTGAACACCGCGCAGGGCGCTTCCTCTTCCGCGAGCCTCGCGGTCGCTGGGGGATCATCTCTGATCTGGCAGCGTTTACGAAGAAGCAATACCAATCTGGCACTGCCGTCATTCCCGACTATTCAGCGCTCCTTCTGGGGTGCACGCGTTCGGGAGACGTGCTCACTGTTAGCAGTGGCCGCGGCGTCCTTTGGTCAATGTGTATGACCACCGACATGTCGTCGGTTGGCCGCTTCGTCAAGCGCACACGCCTTTCGACTGGCGAGTGGGTGGTCTCAAGCCACCCCCCGACGTTCGGCCCACATGCGCTCCCTATGATGCGCATTCATGCTGCGTTCGATGTTTCCAAGACGCACAAGTGTTCATTCCACCGTGATGTGGACGACTCTCTCCCTGTTCGTCTCCGACCTGGGGAGGTCACCGACCACATCAAGCGCAGACCGAACCCCGTTGTTCTGCGCTGCGCGCGATGTTACCACCCGCACGCTTCCAACCTCAAGTCGCGTTTTGAATTCTGGTGGCACCTCGCCAACGTCATGCGCCGTGAGTATGTCCGAGCCCACCCCACGCTGTTTACTGTTGGTTGCGCAGTCGCTGTGGCCCTCGGCGTCGCTGCCACGACGTATGCCGTGTACCTCGCCCTACCCAAGAAGAGGCAACCGAAGGACTCGGTTGAGGCCGAATCGCAGAACACTAAAGCCCGCTGGAACCGCGATTACGGCGATATTGACGTTCGCGTCAAAGGCCGCATGCGGAAGCTCGGCCACCGCGACGTCATCTCAGGCAAGCGTGGTGATTTTTCAGCGATAGAAGAGCCGGACCTTCGTGAGAAGGCGTACATCGCGTGGGACGCGGTCAATGACCTGCGTTCCGGCGATCCTGAAGACCAGCGTGCGGCTAACCGCACCATCCGGGAGCTGTCCGCCGAGGGCAACTCGTACCTCGTGAAAGCCTTCATGACTCCGGCCGAGCGGTCCAACTTTGAAATGGTCTATGAGGCCTTGATTTCGGCCACCACAGGCGACTATTCGTTGGAGCCCGCCAAATCAGTCTTCTTCATCGAGACTCCTTTCAAGGTTGGTGTCGCCTTCCTCGCGTTCCACGACACGCGTAGCGTGATGATCACCGCCCGTCACGTTGTTGAGGACGACAAGAAGGTCCCTCTCCCGGTTGGCACGCGCATCATCGCTCGGCCGTCCTACGGCGGCCCTCCTCTCGAGTTTGCCGTCCTCGACACTTCTAGCGCGCAGGACGTCGCGTTCCTATCGTTCCGCGCGTCGGATATGACCGGCCGTAAGCCTCTCAAATTCACTCCCTTTGAGGCCGGCCAGCGCGTCTACCTGTACAAGAGGAAGGGCAATGCTATTGAGCACGTCACCACGGGCGTATCGGGTGCGGATGCACTGTTCGAGACCCCAGCCAACGAGGTCCTTCCGCACACCGCCAACACACAGGCTGGTGACAGCGGCACCCCGGTCTTCAAGTGTGGCACGCTCGAGGTTATGATGCTTCACACTTGTTTCCACGAGACCAAGCGCTCCAACTTTGGTGTGGCGTCCCACGTCATTGTTGCTAATTGTAAGCGCGTGCTCCCAGCTAGTGAGTCCGCTCCGCTTGTTCCGAGGAATGTGTTGTACACCAAGTGGCTTAAGTCAGGCAGCACGATTCCTTTCAAGAAATGCGTAGCTGATCCCGATTCGTTCATACATCAGTCCAAGGGTGTTGACAGGAGTGCTTACTACGTCCGCCCCAATGAGCCGGGCTTCCACGTTAATGACTTCTGGCTTGATCGTGAGGACCGTCGTCATGAGGTGCAGTGGCTTGCCGAGTGGGGCCCACTTGACCCTGACTTGTTTATCCGTCGTTTTAATCAGGCGTCCAAACCACCGCTGGCGTGCCCTCTTTACGCCGCCTACTGTGCGCTGAACCCGCCGCCGCCGGTGTCGCGGCAGTTCTCGCACTGCCAAGTCGACCAACACACGCTGCGCGTTGCGTGCGACAAGTTCATGCCCACGTCTCATTTCAAGCCCGAGCCCGAGCGCTACCGCCGGGCCCTCGACCTCTCCTACGCCATGTACAAGCAATACGTTACGCGCAAGCCCGTGGAGTGGACTGTTGAGCAGGCCATGATGGACACCGAGCCTAATCGCTCGCCTGGTTATCCGTATGAGACCATGTTCAAGTCGAAGGGCCACTATTTCACCAGCGGTGTGTTCAGGCGTGAGCAAGACGCCTACTTCGACACGCTTCTCACCAAGCCCCGCCAAGAAATCTTGCTTATGAATCGTAAATCTGGCGAGATTCGCCCACTCGACAAGTGTGGCAAAGCCCGCGTGGTTTTTTGTGACTCAGTGCACCGCGTCATTGCGTCAAAACGCTTGGCGGGGGACCTCCACACGCAGATCATTGACAACTGCGAGATTTCCTTCTCCGGCCGTGGTTGGTGTACTCTGGGCACGAGCCCCTTCTACGGGTCCTTCGACCGCATGGCCAAGCTCGTCGGCACCTCCACGTGCATGGCCGTTGACGGAGATGCCTGGGAGACAACAATGTCACACCCTGTGCTCTCCGATCTCAGCACCATGGTCGCCGACTTATCGCAGCTCGAGGGCGACAACCGGGTCCGTTTCCTCAACTTGATGGAGACTTTGAATTCGGGTTGGTGCTGCACCACCGATGGCATGCTTTTCGTGAAGCATGGGAAGAACGGGTCGGGCAATGCCCTCACGTCGCTTCTCAACACTATCTGGAACACCGTCAGCACGATCTACGGCATCCTTGGCCAGCACGATTATCGCACCCTTGAGAGTCTGGTTCGTGATTTTACCGCATTTCAATTGGGCGACGATTGTATCCTTGCGTACAGGGTGCCCTTCGACCAGGACAAGTTTCGCCTCGACAACCTCCAAGCGTTCCGCCTCACGTACGCCCTCGCGCCTGCCG